TTACCGAAAGGATGCTACTTTATGGGGCATGGGTGGGACATTTTGCTTAATTTTAGCGTTGATCAGTTCCACCTGTTCAACGTTATTGCTTGGCATCCAGTCACCGTAAACCTGATATAACATCTGCGGGCTGCTGTGTCCCATTTGTGCTGCAATGAAATAAGGGTTTGCTCCGGCAGACAACATCCAGCATGCAAACGTGTGTCGTGATTGGTATGGGTTCCTATGCCTAATACCTGATTTTCTCAGTGCGGTGTTCCATGTTCCCCCGAGTGAGGCCGCCGAGTAGCAAATACCGATCCTGCCGGATATTGTCGTCAGTGCTGGATTGAATACAAACGTGCATTCTTCCTCTTTAGTCTTTCCACGCTGCCTGGTTAGCACTGTAATTTGATGTTTCTTTCCCATCCTGGTTAACTCAAGCTGGTCTTTCAGCGCGTGGATAGCATTTACGTTTAGCTGAACTAACCGGTTAGTGCCTGACTCAGTTTTCGGTAGGGTAAATTGTTTTGCCGTGGTGACATTACGCCTTACACATAAAGTCCCGGCGACTAAATCAATATCCTCCCATGCAAGAGAGCATATTTCCCCATGTCTCAGCCCCGTATATACCGCCAGCGTCCATAGATTCGTAGTCTGTCGGCAATGGCAGGCAGATATCAACCTATCGAACTCATCAATAGATAGCGGGTCAGGCCGTTGCCTGGCTGTCTTGAGTAGCTTTACCGAGGCGGTTATATCCGTATCCATATAACCATTCTCTTTAGCAAACCTAAAGACAGTCATTGCTCTTGAGACATATCCATTTACTGTAACTACGCTTCTGCCTTTTTTATCGAGTTTTGAGAAGTGATCGCCATCAATAAGCTCATTTCTCATTACTGATAAATCACGAGCTTTAATATCCGCTATCTTTCTATCAGGCCCAATTGCTCTAACAATTGAAGCCACACAGCTTTTATAGCGGATCAGTGAGTTATCGGATATCTCATAACGTTTGATTTCCAACCAGGCATTGAACAGCCTGGTTACCGTCATCCCTGACTCAGGCTTAACCACTTTTGACGATTTAGGGAAACTATCAGCGTAATCAAAGTTTCCAGTCCTGATCGCATACATCACTGACTGGCGAAGTTCCCCGGCAATCTTCCTGTTTTTCGGTGTGTCTGGAACTCCAAGTGACTCCCTGCACCTTTCCCCGTTGTACATAAACCAGATACGGAGCATCCCTCCGTGGGACTCCGTTCCGGTTGGGTATTGCTTCTTCATCATCAACTCCTTCCTGAATGAAAAGGGATTGCTATTTAAGCAGACTTTTTCTCTCGGCGTACTGCTTTCGGCATTCTTCCTATCCACTCTTCAATTAGTTTTAGTTTGTAAAAACATGGGGCGGTTTCATGCGGTTCGCCATTGCCAGAAACATGGCGATACTCTCGGCCTTCCATCCACGAGGTATTTCTTGCGTGTTTAATTGTGTTCTTTTTTAGGCCTGTTACGGCCATAAGTACCGACTCAGAAACCCATTCGGCTGGTACAAGCTGAATAACATTATCCATTTTGGCCTCTTATCTCTTTATCAATCCCATCACCTATTCCACTTAAACTGACCATTCAGCACGCCAATAGCGAAAAGAAGCCAAGCCAGCTTGTAGCCAAGTGGCTTTATCTTCTCGTAATGGCGCAGGATGATAGGGCGGGTGATGGGGTCTTTATTGGTGTTAGCCGGCAGAGCGGCGAGGGTGGTTTTAATTTCGTTGTTACAGTTTCTTGCGGCCGATTGGAGCGCGTTCTGTCTCTCTTCAGGAGTCACATATCACTCCTTAGGTTTCCGGTATCCAGCATCATAGATAGCAGCCATTGCTTTCCAGTCTAAATCGTTCCCAACATCTCCGCTGACAGCAAAATAGATAGATAACAGGTCATCAATAGCAGTCTTCCTTCGCTCTGCTTCCTCCTCGTCAAGAATCTGATTGCACAAGCTAACGCACTCATTACAGATGTTTACCGCGGGGCCAGTGATGACACGAACCTCGCTTTCAGGCTTTTGGCAGAATGAGCACGTAACCCCTGGCGGTAACTCTTCAACTTTCCACTTAGCGAAATCAATTTTCATAGCCATCATCCGAACATCCCCCTAACAGCCTCAGTCTCAATTGTATAAATTGTTGCCAGCACCGCCCATGCGATGATGACGATAAAGAACCAGGTGCCGTCTGATATTTTTCTCTTCATGCTGCTTTACTCCCGGTCAATATTTCCTGTCCGATCGCCTTTAGCTCATCGCGTTTAACAGTCGTGAACATGCAGCGAGGCTTGATGAATGGCCGCCAGATGAATAACAGCGAACCTTTGTTGTTACCGTTGATTGGCTTGCCAGTGTCAGAACGCAGAAACGATATACGGCCATCAGTAATGAATCGCACCTCATCCACAGATTGCAGTGCCTGGCTAACCACACACAAAAGGTCTATGAGTTTGCCAAAGAACGTCTGGCTCGGCGGATATGGGCGATTAAGGGCGAATCAGCCACTGGCGGTAAACGTTCCCCGATCTGGCCTAACAAACGGCCGACCTCAAAGAACCGATCTCAATTCCGTCCGGTTATCATTGGGGTGAACTCGGCAAAAGACTCTATCCGCTCCCGTCTTCATCTGGATAAGCCCGGCCCCGGTTATATGCACTTTTCAACCGAGCGGGATATGGGTTATTTCAGCCAGTTAACCGCTGAGCGACTGGTGATGAAAGAGGCTGCTGGGCAGCGTTACAGCGTATTTGCCTTGATATCGACTCACCGGGCGGTGAAGTCGCTGGCTGTTTTGATTTGGTCGATGAAATTTATGCGGCACGAGGAGAAAAACCCATATGGGCCATCCTGTCCGAGAGTGCTTATTCAGCCGCTTATGCACTGGCCAGTGCCGCGGATCGGATTATTGTCCCGCGTACTGGCGGGGTTGGTTCAATTGGCGTCATCGTGATGCATGTTGACTGGTCGCAACGCATCAAAAGCGATGGGGTACAGGTCACGATAATCACCTTTGGCAGCAGAAAAGCTGAATCAAATCCCTACGAAGCATTAAGCAAAGAGGCACAGAAAGCCATCCAGTCAGATGTTGACGAGATGGGTCGCCTGTTTGTGAGCACCGTTTCCCGCAATCGCGGGATAGCAGAGAGAACTATCAGGGACACTGAAGCAGCATGTTACCTGGCTGCTGATGGTGTGCAACTGGGGTTGGCTGATCAAGTCGCCTCGCCTGATGCCGCATTCCGCGATTTATTAAAACTGGTTGGAGAAAACAATGGGTAAGAAAATTAAAATTCAAAGCTTTGCTCACCTATGGGGCGGTAGTACCAAAGCGACAGAAGAGACCGAAGACGATAAGGACAAGGCCAAAAAAGCCAAGGGACGTCAGGCTGAAGAGGATGAACAAGACCCTAATGCCGAAGAGAACGATGACGACTCAAATGATAATCCTGATGATCAGGACAAAGATCCTGATGCCGAAGACGACAGCGATGATGCTGATGCAGAAGAGGGCGATGAAAACGACGGTGATGATAATACTGATGATCGCAACGTTAAAAAAGGCCGCAGTGCTGAACGCCAGCGTTGTGCGCGTATTTTCGGTAGTAAACATGCTACCGGGCGCGGTGATTTAGCGGTCTCTCTGGCACTTAATTCGGGGATGAGTTCCGCCGCCGTGATCCGAGTGCTTGCCTCCACTACCGCTACAGCACCGGTATCTGCCAGCGCTCCGCGCAAACGCTCTTTGGATGAACGGATGCAGGCAGTAGGCAATGCCCAACCCGGTCAGGACGCCGTTGCCGCATCAAAAGGTGCATCAATGGTTACTAGAATGACCAGTCTCTATGACTCAGCAAAAGGTAAAAAATAATGGATAACATCGGACAAAATGCGTTTCAGCCAGGAATGCGATCATCTTTGTTTGTTCCAGACCAACTAGTTGCCGGGCCATTGCAACTGGTGACAGATACCGGCGTTATTGCTCAGGTGGCTTTCATTCATATGCGCGGTACCGTGATGGGTAAAATTACGGCATCAGGTGAGTACGTCAAGTCGGTTAAGACCGCCACCGATGGCAGTGAGGTACCTGTAGCCATCCTGGTGGATAACGTAGATACCACAACTGCCACCCAGCGCGGTGGCGTTTATCTGATGGGACAGTTTAATCAGAACAGTGTTATTCATGATGCTTCATGGACGCTGGCCGAGTTAAAAACCGCTCTGCGTTCGTATTCCATCTTCCTTGAAGACAGTATCCAGGCACCGGTTTAAAACCTCACTTTCTTAATTTGCACCCAATGTCATTCATCTGGCAGGGGTTTGCTCGTCTTCAATCGTTGTCTGGCGGCGCTGGCTGCCAGCAAATTAAAAGAGATACTACATGAATATTTACGATACCAATGTGCTGGTGGGTCTGGTTCCCAACCTGAAAACAAGCCAGAACTGGTTACTCGATCGCTTCTTTCCCAATGTGGTGACTTATGCAACCGAAGAGGTTTCCATCGATATTGATATTGGTAAACGTCGCATGTCTCCTTTTGTTTCCCCGCTAGTAGAAGGGAAGCTGGTGGAGAGCCGCAAATATCAAACCAACACGTTCAAACCGGCTTATATCAAAGACAAACGCGCACCTGATTTGCGTAAACCGATCCGCCGTCAGATGGGAGAGCGCATTGGTGGGGAATATACCGCCGCAGAACGTGAAATGTTAAACATCCAGTTTGAAATGGAAGACCAGATCGACATGCTTAACCGTCGTATGGAATGGATGGCAGCCAGCGCGCTGACTAAATCTCAGATTACCGTGGTGGGTGAAGGATTCCCGACAACTGTTATTGATTTTGGGCGCTCCAGTAATCTGACCATTACATTGAGTGGGTCAGACAAATGGCCATTATCTGTAGCCGCAGGCACGACAAATACTCAGCCATCCGATGATATTGAAGACTGGCAAACGCTGATGTTGCAAGAGTCAGGGGCGGTGGCCACTGACTTGGTATTTACAACTTCCTCATGGAAAGCGTTCCGTCTCGATACCACCATTAAGGACAATGCTATTACCTTCCCAGCATTGAGCCCGTTTGGTAATCAGGTTGATGCGGGGCCGCGTGTCAATAAGGGGGCGGTTTATAAAGGTCGCTGGGGCAACTTTGATTTGTGGCTGTATAACGATTGGTTTATTGACCCTGCTGATGGCATTGAGAAACCAATGATCCCTAATGGCGCTGTATTGATGGGTAGCGCTGACTTGATGGGGACTCGCGCCTTTGGCGTCATTCTGGACCCTGAGTTTAATTATGGTCCTTTGGCTTTCGCACCTAAGTCATGGGTTATGCCCGATCCTGCGCAGCGTTACCTGTTGATGCAATCTGCTCCGCTGGTCATTCCAAGCCGGGTAAATGCCTCCCTTTGTGCAACGGTGGTGTGATATGGCTAAAACTCCAGGTAAGCAGCAGGCCAGCATTAGCGAACTGGGCGGCTTGCCGCCTGAGTTCGAAGCTGACACTCAGCAGGAACAGATTGTTGCGCCGGATAACAGCGAAATACAGCCTGAACCGAAAGTACAAAACGTGCCACCCACTGCCAATGAGCCTGCTGAAACGCCGGATATGCAGGAAAAAACAGCTGCTAATGAGGTGGCAGGTGATCATTCTGCTGACGACTCTGACGAAATGGAGGTCGTTGTCGTAAAAGGCCAGACCCTGCGCCATAGCAGGGAAACTTATACGGAGAACAGCCGTTTATTTCTGCCACATAGCGACGCCAGTCGGTTGATTGATTTGGGGGTGGTCGCTGATGTGAAAGCGTTACGGCAACAGGAGGTGCGCATTTCTGGCCCCTCAATCACTGTCGATGATGGCGTGAAGATAGATCGGGGGAACTGATGGGTATCAACTGGGATCAGCATCTTCTTGCGCCATTGCATTCGGTATTTGGTGACCCGGTTGATTACCGGCCCGCGGGTGGTAAGCCAACTTATACCATCAGCGGTATCTTTGAT